CATTGATGGTGAATGCTTCTGGTATGTTGAATATAAACTTTGATCAACTCAGAGATACAGCGCCAGATGTGAATCTCGGAGCTGCTTCTGCTGGGACATTAAGGGTAGCTCTTGCGACAGATTCAGCTGGGATGTTTGCTGAAGATACAGCGCATACAACAGCAGATGTAGGTGCGCAAGTATTAGCAGTCAGGAATGACACATTAGCTTCACTTTGTGATACTGATGGTGATTATACTCCTTTACAAGTGGGTGCTGCGGGTGCTCTATATGTAGATTTAGCTACAAAGTTGGATGCTACTAATGATTCTATTTCAACTCAACCAGTAGAGCCTTCAAATATCAATACTAGTGCTGCTGCTACTTCGTTAGTTATTAAGGCTAGCGCGGGTACGATTTACGAAATCAGGGGACATAATGACAATGCTGCGGCTCAATATATTCAAGTTCATGATGCTTCATCCTTGCCTGCTGATACAGCAGTTCCAGAGGATTCATTCATTGTGGCAGCTAATAGTAATTTCTCTATTAGTTATCCTCAAGGAAAATCATGTGCAACTGGTATTGTAGTCACTAATTCTTCTACTTTAGCAACTAAGACAATCGGAGGAGCTGATTGTTGGTTTTCAGCAGAGTATATCTGACACACATTAAATTTATTTTATAATATGATTCTTGCCTTTTCTACCAGTTCCGTTAGGTCTACGGTTAGCCCGTTGTTCTTCGTGTGTGGCCCATCCGCAACTTTTAGTATTGCCATTCTTCAACGACATTGCTGCAATTACTTTGGTTTTTCCGCAATCGCAAAGGCATTCATAAGCTGCATGGATTTTATATTTCATGCCAGCAAAATTTATTATTCTCAAACGGCTATATTTTTGGCCGATTATATTTTTAATCCTTTTATTCATGAAAACAGTATATCGCAAAATGCTGAGTATATTTAATATTTAACCTTTTTAAAATGCCTTTATTTACAGATCCATTTAGGTTAAGTAATGATGCAGCACCTACGTTAGCAGCTGATCTTGATGCTAATGGAAAATCAATTGCTACTGTTGATAAATTTACTTTATCTCAGACAACTACTAGTGGGGTAGGGGCATCTTTTACTAGAGATCTTGCTGCTGCTTCTACAGATTCTGCGTTGGTCACTATGACTCAGGCTCATGTAGATGATGACCAAAATGTATTATCGATAACTCAAGATGGTACTGCAGGTTCGTGTTATGGTCTTGTTATTGATGCCACCCAGGATAATACGAATAATGCAGCTGCATTAATAGAACATTCATCTGAAGGGGCACTTACCAATTTCGTTTCTTTGTGTTTCGGTGGGGATGCTTCTCGTAGAACAGCTTTCTTTAAGAGGAATATTACCGCAGCTGCTACAGCTAAACCTGTAGTTGAAATGCAACAGAGTCATGCCAGTGATGATCAACCGTTATTGCAATTAACACAGGCATCTACTGCAGATGCTTTATTTATTGATCATAATAATTCAGGTGCATCTATTGAGATTGATCAAGATATAAATGATGCTAATGCTTGTTATGGAATGAAGATGAATATTGCAAATGCTGGAGCTGGGCTAGAATATGCTTTTAAATGTGATGGATCAGAAGTCGTTGCTGCTGGAGTTGGTGGCGCACAGGATAAGAAGATCCGTATTGATATAGGAGGCACTGATTATTTCATTCCTTGTCATACAGCTTAATTATTATTTAATAACATTTAATTATTATGGCAAGTGCAAAAAGAAAAAACATTGAAGGATTTCCAGGATATCAGATTGATATTAATGGGAATGTTTGGAGTAAATTTAAAAATAAATGGGGATTAGGTAGTTGGAGAAAATTGAAAGGTAGTGTTTGCCAAGGAAGTTATTATCCTCTAATTTAATTTTAATACTATGGCTACATCGAAAAGTCTGCAAAAACCAGAAATTCTTGCCATCGAGGGGTCAGTCTTTAGGGTGAGACATCCTGATATCACAGGATATTTCAAAACTTATCTTGGTGCTCAAATAGCAGCGGCCGGGACAGGGATGAGTGTCTATGATAATAATGGATTTGCTGACAATGATTGGTTTATTATAGGGGAGGTTGGTGATGAGAAATCAGAAGAATGTGATGTTAATGGTGCTGTGACTAGAGGCACAAGTGTGACTGTTACTAACACACTTAAGTTCGCCCATGAAGTAGATGCTCCTGTTTATCGTATTTTAGAACGCGGAGTTAAAATTTATGGCGCGGCCACAGATGGTGGATCTGGTACTTTAATCGCTTCTATAGATGCGATAACAGCTTCTGGGACTCAATTGGCTGATGCGGTCAATATTAAATGGAATAAACCTTATACGGAATATAATCTCATCACCACAGATACGACTTATAATTATTATTTTGCTAAGTTTACAGATGGTGTTACTGATAGTGATCCTAGTGATTATGTGTTGGCTGCTGGGTTGGGTACAACTACGGCTAAGTCAATGATCCAGAATGCTTTGGATATTACCGGGGCAGAACCTTCAGATACAGGCGAGATAACTTGGCCATTCCTCCTACGCTCAGTACAAGATTGGCAAGATTATGTCACGCAATGGACAGATCCTTCTAGCGGGGTGAAAAAGGATTGGAGTTGGGAATACATCCAAGATGACACATCTCTCGCTATTACAGAGATGGAAGATGAATATGCTTTATCTGGATTGAGTTCGGAAATGAAATATCCAGAAACTAAGCAATCTCAATTGAATATATGGATTGGCCCTCATCCAACAAAATATATACCTGTTGATGTTTTTGATCGTTATAGAAATGGGGTATTACGTACTACTGTAAATACAGCTATCACAGCAAGTGATGCTTCGATTGTGTTAGATAACACTTATATTTTAGGAGATACAACAGGTACGGTGCTTATAGGCGCAGACACGATAACTTATACTGGTAATACGGAAGCATCTGGAACATTAACTGGGTGTTCAGATGTGGATAATAGCCATGCTGTTGGAGCTGCTGTTTGGCAAGGTACAAGTGGTGGTAAACCTTATGAGTGGACTATATATAATGAGATATTAAAACTTAAAATACCTCCTTCTAGTACTTATGTTGGATATCCGATCAAATGTAAATATATCAAGAAATTGACAGCGATTACAGAGTTGACAGATACAACTGAAATCCCCTTCTTTAATACCGCTCAATATTATATAGCTTATAAGATTGAATTAAAGCGTGGGAATGCTTCTCAGGCTGATTATTATCGACAACTTGCAGATAAAGTGATTGATGCGAATGCTAAGTCGGATAAGGCCTATACTACTGAAACTTACGAATATTATAATTTCAGGGAAGGATATCCAGATATTCGTAACCAGAATTGGAATTCAGATATTTTTTACTTACCTTAATCCATGACAAAAGCTTATTTATCAAATTTTGCTAAAGGTGCTAATCAATCTGCGAATCCTTTAATCATGGATGATGATTCGCTTAAAGTTCAAAATGGGATAGTTACAAGTTACAAATTAGGTGTGCTACTCAAGAGATTGGGATATAGCCGCGTAGGGGACGTTGCAGAGGCTAACAACTCAATTACGGGCCTTTTTGATTCTAGGGAGACTCCAAGTGTGCAAAGAGAGCTTTTAACTGTTAATGATTCAGGTGATGATCATACACAATTGTTTTATAATAACTCTGGTACTTGGACAGAGATAGCAGCCGCTGAGGCTGCGTGGGCTAATTTCGCGAATATTAATGTAGAAATGGAGACTTTTATTGGATATACCTTCTTCGTTGGGCACGGTACGACAGATGGATTTTTGCCAGTGGGAAGTTTAACAGATACAACTTTCTCTACTTCCACTAATGTCACTGGGATGCCACAAGGTAAATTTATTAAGAGATACAGGGACAGACTTTACGTGGCTAATCTTTTTGATGGCTCAGCGTTACCTTATAGGGTTGGAATTTCTGATCTTCCTTCTGGGGGCACCCTTGCGTGGACAGAATATCAAGCAGATACAGGATTATTTGATGTTGATTATTCTGAAGAGATAACAGGAATGGAAGAAAATTGGGATTATTTGATTATTTTTAATTCTAATAGTGCTTATTATTACAATCAAGATTCTTTAAAGAAACTTTGGGATGTTGGATGTTCCAATCATCGCACGCTTAAAAATTATAGTGCTTATATGATATGGGCGAATGGAGATGGAGTTTGGGTTTCTACTAGCATGGGGCGACCTCAGAACGTTGCAGGTCCTGTAATTGATTTTATTCGGGCGGGGACGCCAGCTAATTTTTTCGGTGAAGTAGTTAATGAAGAATATCATTTATACGTAGGTAGCGTGACTGTTGATGGGGTCTCCTATGCTAATGTTGACCTTATATTTCATTTCCCAACTGCGACTTGGAGATGGGAAGAATTGTCAGATAATATGACTATTTTCTCTGCTTATAACAGCTCGGGAGATATTAGTTTGCATATGGGTGATGATGCCGGGAATGTTTGGAACAAGAGTAAATATACAGACACTTCTCCTGTTTTTTCAGATAGTACAGTTTCGGGTTCTGGGACAGTCATTTCAGTGAATTGCGAGACTAAACCTTATTATTTTGATGACCCCTCGATAAGAAAGAAATTACAGCGTGTTACGGTGATTTCAGATAGAGCTTTAGGAGTGCAGATGAAAATGAGGGTATTTGATAAAAATGTTAGAGCGTTATCATCTTATATTCCAGTTGGGCAATTGACTAAATATATAAATGTGTTTGAGGGCAAGAATATTGAATTTAATATGATCCAATTTGAATTTTCTGAATCTTCAACTAATGAATACTTTTCTATTTTAGGTATCATTATTGAATATGAACAGGTTGCCATTCCAAATATAAGTAAAAAATAATATGCCCCAGCTAAGTGATTTAGGTTATACGCTTAATCGTACAGATGTTTCGACTTTGTTCGATTATCAGGATACTGGAGTGGATTTAGACACTCTTGATCTTGATACACAGGAAGATATTAATCCTGAAAGTATAACAGATTTCATGATTAATGAATTGAGTGTTGCGAAGCTTGTTACTGGGACTATTGCATCTCAGCAAATAACATTAGATATAACTGACACTATAGGAGATGTTTATTTGGGGATGGGTTCATTTGATGCTGATGCTTGGACATGTACGAGAGGAATTTTAATGGGCATGGATGATAGTGATAGCAATGGAGTTAAAATGTATGTTGGTAATGCAGCTAGTTGGTGGGATTGGAATGTAACTACTCCGAATACTTTAACGATTAGTGGGACTATAGCTGTAGGATCTTATCCTGGATTGCCTCCAGATTCATTATTAGCTGGTTACTGGGCTTTCGATGAAGGAAGTGGGGCTGCAGCGTTAGATAGCACTTCAAATGCTAATAATGGTGTGATAACAGGTGCGACTTATACTAATGGTGTTTCAGGTAAATGTTTGACTTTTGATGGTGCAAGTGGAGATGTACAGGTTTCAGATAATGCAGCTTTTCAAAATATATGGGCAGGAGGAGGAGCAATATCTTTTTGGATAAATCCTAATTCTGATGGAGAAGGAAGTTCAGGAAATATTATAAGTAAAATGACAGGTTGGGTAGTTGCTATTGATAGTGAATCTGGTGGTTCAGCAAAGCTTTCTTTTTATAAATCATTTTCTGGTAACACTCCCCAATGGCAAACAACTAGTACAGATTTAACTATTGATGAATGGAATCATATTGTTATTACTTATGATGCAGATTCCACTGCTAATGATCCTATTATTTATGTAAATGGTGAATCAGTTGCTTTAACTGAATCAGGAGTTCCTAGTGGAACAAGTACTACTGATGTAGGTAGTGATTTATATTTTGGCAATAGAGCTGCAGATGATCGTACTTTTGATGGGGAGATAGATGAAGTTAGGCTTTATACTTCTACTATTACAGCACTTGCTGCTTCTGCTTTATTTCTTAACCCTGGAGGTAATACAGTTACCACTATTGGGCCAGATCAGATTACAACTGATAATCTTTCAGCTATTAGTGCTGTTTTGGGATCTGTAACAGTTGGGGCTGATGGATTCGCGAGACAAGGACAGACTGATTATGATACTGGTACAGGTTGGTGGATTGGAGATGATTCTGGTACACCTAAAATGTCTATTGGTATTTCAGGTAAAACAGGATTTACCTTTGATGGGACTACGACAACCTTTTTGGGAGCGGTATTGAATGTGGGAGATGGAGCAGATAGTGCTTTGAATGTTACTTCTGGTACTACTACGATCGATTTAAGTAATGAGGATGTAGTAGTTAAAAACTATAGTTCAATCAACGTTTCTAATGGAGCTACTTTAGCTTTCTCAAATCCTGCGACAAATGGAACTTTTATTATTCTAAAATCTCAAGGAGATGTTACTTTCGCAGGCACTGTTGATGCTAGTGGGATGGGTGCAGCTGGAGGTACTGGTGGCACTTCTCCTATGGGAGATGGCACAGATGGCACAAAAGGTAATACGATGTTTGCTCAATTTTCTGAAGGAGTTGGTGGATATTCTAGTAATACTGCTAGTACATCTCCTAATGCTGTTGTGAATATATTTAGCTTAACTGGCGGTATGGTAAAAGTTAGTGCTGGTTCTGGAGGTGGTGCTGGGGGTGGAGGTAGTACAGATGCAAACGATGGTGATGGAGGCAATGGAGGAAGAGGAGGAGGAGGATTCGGATTACTTTGTAGTGGAGCCTTTAATTTCGCTGCTACTGGAGTTATTAACGTTAGTGGAGCGGATGGTAGTAATGGACAGGACAATCAGGTTGCTAATCGTGCTGGAGGTGGTGCTGGAGGTGGAGGAGCTTCTGGGTCAATATTTATAGCTTATCATTCCTTAACTGCTGATTCTGGAACTTATACAATGGCAGGAGGCAATGGAGGCGATGGGGGTGATGGAGATACTATTGGTGG